ATGTTGAAGGTTTGGTTGGAAGCAATCATTCCAGAATCAAAGAAGCCAAAGAAGATCGAAGTTAATGCTAATGAAGCATCAACACTCAAAACTCAAATCTTAAAGGAATAAAATGACAACACAATCAGTAACTGAAGCGGCAACAAGAGCAAGTCTTGCTTTTGGTGTGGTACTTAGCGCGGTGGTACTTTTAGCCACTTTCATTTAATCTAAAAGAAAAGAGGGGACCGAAATCCCCTCTTTTTTATTATTACAGCGAACCGCCTGCTTGGAAGTGTGACAATGGATGTCCACCTGTAAACTGGAAGTGAGGAAACTCTTTAAAAGTTTTCCAGTCACCAGCCCATTCTAATCCTTGCGCTTTACCAGCAGCAGCAACTTTCTGCCATAACACGCCGTCTTCGCCTTTGTTGCCCCAAACAGGCTTGCCATAACGAAGCGGCACAACGTCATATGCAACACGGTAGTTATGCATTGACTGACCAGCCTTGGCATTCGTTACCTTAGACCCTGGTGCAGTTCTGCCAATGGCATACAGTCGATCTTGTTCTTCACTGTCGCGATATGTGCATGTAATAAGAAGATCAACGCCAACAGCAGCACATGCTGCGATATGTGCGTGTGCTTTTGCGGCTACTGTTGGGTGAAGGTCTTCAATCTTTCTACTACTAATCATTTTATCCTCATTGACTATTGGTTGATGGTGTGATATTCTATACTTTCGTAACCAGCAAGAAGGAGTTCCGATGCGGTTTTACACAAGTGTTATTCGTCAACGTAATGAAATCCTAGTCCGTGGTATTGATAACGGTGTGCCTTACAAGAAGGCATATAAGTATCGTCCATATTTATTCGTTCCGTCAAAAGAAGTTACCAAGTTCAGGACACTAAAAGATGAGTCTGTTGCCAAGATGGAGTTTGAATCCATGTCAGCAGCCAAAGAGTTTCTCGACACATACAAAGATGTGGCTGGAATGTCCGTCTATGGTTTGAACGATTGGGTCTATCTATTCATCCAAGATCGTTTCGGCACACAGATGAAGTATGATCCATCTATGGTATCGGTGTGTTCAATCGATATTGAAACAGAAGTCAAAGGTGGCTTCCCTGATATCGGTCTTGCTGATAACGCAGTGACTGCAATCACTCTTGGTCGTAATGGCAAGAAGGTGTGCTTTGGTTACAAAGACTACACACCACACAAGCCAGGCATTAAGTACTACAAGTTTGTAGACGAAGCGGCTATGCTGGATGGTTTCCTAGAAATCTGGCAGTCTTCTGAGTTTGACCCTGATGTGATTACCGGCTGGAACATTGAGTTCTTTGATATTCCATATCTGATCAATCGCATTCGCCGTGTTCTTGGCGAAAAGGCGGCTAACAAACTATCACCGTGGGGTGTGTTGCGTGAGTATGAAGTTGAGACTCGTGGCAGAAAGAACCAAGCGTTCCGTCCACTCGGTGTCAACGTTCTCGATTACATGGCACTCTACAAGAAGTTTACCTATAACCAACAAGAGTCTTATAAACTAGACCACATTGCTTTCACAGAACTTGGTGAGCATAAGTTGGACTATTCCGAATACACAGGTCTACAAGATTTGTATGAGCGAAACTTCCAACTCTATATGGAATACAATATCCATGACGTTGATTTGGTTGAGCGTCTAGAAGATAAGATGAAGTTGATTGAACTTGTCTTTGCCATGGCTTATGATGCCAAGGTCAACTACGAAGATACACTTACCTCTGTGAAGCAGTGGGATATTCTTATTCATAACTATCTTATGGAACATAACCGTGTTATTCCACAGTTCAAGAATAAGAACAATGGTGAACCGCTTGTTGGTGGTCACGTCAAAGAACCTAGAACCGGTCTAAGCAAATGGGTCGTGTCTTTTGACTTGAACAGCCTGTATCCGCACTTGATCATGCAATACAATATCAGCCCAGAGATGTTTGTTGGTAAGCAGTTGGTGTTTCCGACGATTGATCAAATCTTGGCTGGCTATTCTGTTCCTGATACTGATTATTCAACAGCGGCTAACGGCTGTCTCTATACCAAAACCAAGCAAGGCTTTCTCCCTGCTTTGATGGAGAAGATGTATAATGATCGGACCATCTATAAGAAGCAGATGATTGAACACAAGAAGGAGTATGAGAAGACTAAGAACCCTGAGTTGCTTAAAGAGATTTCACGTCTTGATAATCTCCAGATGGCTAAGAAGATTCAGTTGAACTCTGCTTATGGTGCTCTTGGCAATCAGTGGTTCCGTTGGTACGATATCAACCACGCTGAAGCAATCACAATGTCTGGTCAGTTGTCGATTCGCTGGATCGAACAGAGAATCAACCAGTATCTGAATAAACTTTTCAAAACAGATAATGTGGACTATGTGATTGCATCTGATACCGATTCCATCTATGTGACGCTTGAGCCACTGGTCAATATGGCATTGCCTAACGAGACTGATGAGCGTAAGATCGTGGCATTCATTGACAAGGCTTGCAAGCAACAGATTGAGCCATTCATTGACAAGGCTTACCAAGAGTTAGCCGAGAAGATGAATGCATATGCTCAAAAGATGCAGATGAAACGAGAGAACATTGCCAACAAGGGCATCTGGAAAGCCAAGAAGATGTATATCTTGAACGTCTGGAACAGTGAAGGTGTGCAGTATGACGCACCCAAACTTAAGATGATGGGCATCGAAGCGGTTCGGTCATCAACACCAGCAGCATGCCGTGACAACATTAAGACTGCTCTTAGTATCATCATGAATGGAACTGAGGCTGATCTCCACACATTCGTGGCTAAGTTCCGTGAAGAGTTTAAAGCCATGGACTTTGAACAGATCGCTTTCCCTCGTGGTATCAGCGATATGAAGAAGTGGAACAAGAACAAGTCACTTGCATACGATAGTGGCACACCTATCCATGTCAAAGGCGGTATCTTCCACAACAATATCATTGAGCAAAAGAACCTCGGTAATAAATACGAAACCATTGCCGATGGTGACAAGATCAAGTTCTGTTACATGAAACGCCCTAACCCATATGACATTACGGTGCTATCATGCTCAAATGCGTTGCCACCAGAGTTTGGTCTAGAAGATTATATTGACTATGACACACAGTTTACCAAGTCTTTTGAAGATCCGATCAAGAGTATTGTTAGCACAATCGGATGGAATACTGAGAAAAGAGCAACACTAGATGATTGGTTCTCTTAAAATACTTGACTTAGTTACAGATACCATGTATATTGAAACATTGACAACAAAGGAGACATTATGTCAACACTACTAGATAAGTTGAAGAAGAATAGTACTATCAAAGACACAGCAATCGTTTCGGATTCCAAGTTCTTTAATAAGAAGGACATGATTTCTACCAGCGTGCCAGCAATCAACATCGCTCTATCAGGCAAGATTGACGGCGGTCTAACTCCTGGTTTGACGATGTGGGCTGGTCCTTCTAAGCACTTCAAGACCATGTTCAGTCTGATCATGGCTAAGAGTTATATGGACAAGTATGAAGATGCAGTCATGTTGTTCTATGACTCCGAGTTCGGTACACCCAAGGCTTACTTTGAGTCTCTTGATATTGACACTTCACGGATCATGCACACTCCTTTGTTGGATGTCGAAGAGTTGAAGTTTGATATCATGCAACAGATTACCAACATTAGCCGTGGTGATCGTGTTATTATTGTCATCGACTCTATCGGCAATCTTGCTTCTAAGAAAGAAGTTGAAGATGCTCTGGATGGCAGTTCCAAGGCTGATATGTCGCGAGCCAAGCAACTGAAGTCTCTGTTCCGCATGGTCACACCACACTTGACCATGAAAGACATTCCAATGGTTGTGGTCAATCACACCTACAAGACAATGGAACTCTACGCTAAGGACGTTGTTGGTGGTGGTACTGGCTCGTATTATTCATCGGACAATATCTTCATTCTTGGTCGCCAACAAGAGAAGGACGGCAAGGAACTGACGGGCTACAACTTCATCATCAATGTGGAGAAGTCGCGCTATGTCCGTGAGAAGTCAAAGATTCCTATTACGGTATCGTTTGACGGTGGTCTGTCTAAGTGGTCTGGTCTACTAGAGATGGCTCTGGAATCTGGTCATGTGATCAAGCCTAAGGTTGGCTGGTATCAGGTTGTTGATCCAGAAACTGGTGAAGTTGTTGATGGTGCTAAGAACTACCGTGAAGCCGACACAGACACTAAGGAGTTCTGGTTGCCTATTCTGAAGTCTCCATCGTTCAACAAGTATGTGGAGAATAAGTATTGCATCTCTCACGGTGCTCTTATCTCTGCCGAAGATAATACGGCTGAAGTTTACACTGACCTGGAAGAGGATAACTAATGAACATTGAGAATGTAATCTTTGAAAATCTAATCCACAATGAAGATTACGCTCGCAAGGTCATTCCCTTTCTAAAGACCGAATATTTTACCAACAAGTCAGACCAGATTATGTTTGACTTGATTGATGAATATGTCAAAAAGTACAACGCTTTCCCCACAAAGGAAGCGTTGGAAATTGACTTGTCAGATAAGAGCGGTCTAAATGAAGAAGTGTACAAGAATGCTAAAGACAATATCAGAGCCATCACAGTAACCGATATCATTGATATGGAATGGCTGATCGATAAGACAGAATCGTTCTGTAAAGACAAGGCTATCTACAATGCCTTGATCGAGTCCATCAAGATCGTGGACAAGAAAGATGATAAGATATCAGTGGGAGCAATCCCAAAGATTCTGTCTGATGCTCTTGCTGTATCGTTTGACACAAACATCGGTCACGATTTCCTTGAAGACTCCGCAAGCCGATATGATTTCTATCATAAGAAAGAAGTCCGCATTCCATTCGACCTTGATTATCTTAACAAGATTACTGGCGGTGGCTTGCCTAGAAAGACACTCAATATCATCCTAGCAGGCACTGGTGTTGGTAAGAGTCTGTTCATGTGTCACATGGCAGCACACAACCTCACGCAAGGTCAGAACGTCCTGTACATCACTCTTGAAATGTCAGAAGAGAAGATTGCGGAGCGTATCGATGCGAACTTGATGGACACACCTCTTGACCAACTGAAAGAGATGTCTCTGGAATCTTATGAAAAGAAGATTGAGCGGATCAAGCGGAAGACAACTGGCAAACTGATCGTCAAGGAATATCCAACAGCGTCGGCTGGTAGTGCCAACTTCCGCTATCTGCTTCAAGAACTGAGACTGAAGAAGAACTTTATCCCAGATGTCATCTATGTGGACTATCTGAATATCTGTTCCAGTTCTCGGATCAAGGCTGGTGCGAATGTCAACTCCTATACCTATGTCAAGTCTATTGCAGAAGAACTCCGTGGTCTTGCGGTTGAGTTCAATGTGCCTCTGATATCAGCGACACAGACCACTCGATCTGGCTTCAGTAACTCTGATGTTGGCTTGGAAGATACGTCCGAATCTTTCGGTCTACCAGCCACAGCCGACTTTATGATTGCTGCAATCACTAGCGAAGAACTTCAAGCGTTGAACCAGATCATGGTGAAGCAACTGAAGAACCGATATGGTGATCCAAACTACTACAAGAAGTTTGTCGTCGGTATCAATCGTGCTAAGATGAAACTCTATGATGTAGAAGAGTCTGCACAAGAAGATATCGTGGATGATCGCCCTGTGATGGACAAGTCCGATTATGGGCATCGATATGAAGAAGAATCTAAGCCTAAGCCAAAGTTCAACAAACCCACATTCAAGGATTTTAAATAATGGTATCGTACAAGATTGTGAATATGAGCGTGAATAAGATGTACTGTGACATCCTAGAGACCGCAACCAATCAACTAGTTGTGACTAACATCCCAGCAGTTGAGGCTAAGGAGCGGTGCAGGGAGTTAAACTTTGGTGCGGTATTTGATGGATGGACTCCGTCATTCTTCCTCATCAAAACAAAGAAACTTGAAAACGCATAACGATCTTTAAAATCAAACTTAAAGAGGCGGTCTTCGGACTGCCTCTTTTTTTGTTTTGATACCATCATTTCTTTTGACTTATTAATCTGGCTATGCGATATTAAGTTATAGATAGAAACAAGGAAAAATATCATGGCTTATATGTCTCAAGAACGCAAGAAGTCCATCGCTCCAGTCGTCAAGGCTATCCTCAAGAAGCACGGTCTAAAGGGCAGTCTCTCTGTCCGCGATCATACTAACCTCGTTCTTACGATCAAGGAAGGCGAGATCGATTTCATTCAAAACGCCAACGATAATCTGGAAAGCAACAAATCGGCTCACGGGCGCTTTGCTTATGTGCCTGAGAAAGATTGCATCCAAGTCAATCACTATTACATTGCTGATTATTTCAGTGATAAGGCTCGAAAGGCTTTGACTGAACTCCGTGATGCAATGATGAAGGACAATCACAACAACAGCAACAGTCAATCCGACTACTTTGATGTGGGCTGGTACATCAACATTCACATCGGTCGTTGGGACGCTCCTTATAAGTTGGTGGTTTGGGATTATGAAGTTGATTTAAACTGATTCTCTATGGGGTAACCTCTATAGAAAGCGATATTATATCGATGGCATCCGTGTCAGTAAAGATGCTTTCCGTTATGAATATACAGATCGCTTTACCGCCGAACAAGGTGTCCAAGAAAAAACTTCATTCGGTTACCGAAAAACATGGAAAGATGCTTGACATTCTTTTATACCGATGGTATAATGAACTGTAGCGTAATAATAAAGAAAGATTTAATATGTCTCTAGAAAACTTTTCTATTGCAACTGATATGTCATTCATGAATGGTCCTTGTACTCATTCAAGTATTGTTCTTAACACTCCTGTTAATGTTCGTGAAGTTCCATGCGATACATGTAGTCTAGCAGATTACTGTTCTATTGGCACAAAAGAATGTGTTGCTGTTCGTGTTTGGTATCGTCTAGGCAACTACGAAGACAAAGATATCGGTCGTCTTATGCGAAAGGCAAAAGT